TTAGATTTAAGAATTGCGGCAAGTATATTCCCAACATCTTCAATCGAAGTGTTTAGAAAAGTAAAAGGTATAGATGATGATAGAGAAATGAAAGATATACCTTATGTACAAATGACACAAGCGAATGTGGCAATACCTGCAGAAGGTAGAAGTCAATCACCTTATTCAGATAATTTCAAATCAGATTTCTTTGATTATGAGTTTAGTGAAAATAATATTAATGAGTTTACATCTTTCAAAATTAAGATTGTTATGAAAGGTACTAACCCTGCATATCCACCAAGAATAACAGATATGAGAGGGATTGCATTGGCAGTATAATGAGTAAGATACAAGTAGAAGGTTATAGAACAATCGTAAGAGACACACGATCTGGTGCGATTATCAATACTGATAGAAGTGCCTACGCTATACATTGTCAAAGAATAAAAGAGGCAAGAGAAAGTCAAAACGATTTGAGAAATGCGGTGAGAGATATAAATAATTTGAAAGCAGAAATGTTTGAAATAAAAAAGATTTTACAAGGAATGGTAAGTAAATGGCAGCAAGACAAGTAGCAGCAGACGCAACGATAGAACAGTTAAGGACTACCTTTAACACTTTATCAGCGACAGACTTTGGTGATATCTCACAATTAAGTTCGTCTATTAGTGCGAGTAACTTGGTTGCGGCGATGAACGAGTTAGAGGCAGAGGTTGCTGGATTTAGTGCGTCAACAATTACCGCACAAACAAATTTAAGTGCAGGCCCTGCTAGTAATGACGAGTTCATTATGGTTGATACAAGTAGTGGACAGTTAAGAGCCTTAACTGCGGCAAACTTATTTACTGACCAAACTATCACATCACCAACAATTATTTTTGAAGGTAGTACGGCAGATAGTTTTGAAACTACAATCGCTGTTACAGACCCTACAGCAGATAGAACGATTACTTTACCAAACGCAACTGGTACTGTATCTTTAATTACTGCAACTGAAACACTAACAAATAAAACTTTAACATCACCTACAATCAACGGTGGTACATTTAGTGGATCATTTTCTGGTTCAATTACAACGACTGGTTCAATCGTATTCGAAGGTTCTACTGACGATAGTTTTGAAACAACTTTGGCAGTAACAGACCCAACAGCAGATAGAACAATAACTTTTCCTAACGATACTGGTACAGTAGTATTACAAGAAAAATCAATTGACTTAAACGGAACAGAATTAATTTTAGATGAAGACGGTGATACAAGTATTACTGCCTCAGATGATGACCATATAGATATTAGACTTGCAGGTAATGATAGAATAGAATTAGAGACAGGATTAATTTCAATTAAGAATGATGGTTCACAATCTCAATTGAGATTATATTGTGAAAGTTCTAACGCCCATTATGCGGCACTACAGGCACCTGCTCATGCAGATTTTTCTGGCAATATTGTTTTAACAATGCCTGCAACTACTGATACAATAGTAGGACTTGCGGCAACACAGACATTAACAAATAAAACTTTAACTTCCCCAAATGTTTCAGGTTTAACATTAACAGATAGTTCAATCTCATTTGAAGGTTCTAGTGCTGACAGTTTTGAAACTTCATTAACAGTAGTAAATCCAACTGCGGATAGAACAATTACATTACCTAACGAAACATTTAAAGTTAATTCATATGCGAATAAGGCAACACTTGCTGGAGATGGATCAACTACAACTATTACAGTAGGTAGTGGTTATAATGTTAATCAGTTCTTTGTAACTATCAATGGGGTAGACCAAGAACCTACAGAGGACTTCACATATTCAGGGACAACTATTACACTAGACGCGGCACCAGGTTCAGGCGATAGGGTAGTAGTAAGATATTAAATTTTAATTTGAAAGTATTTTTTGTATAAATACTATTATAGGAGAGTAAAAGATGGTTACTAGAATTAAGTCAAATCAGATTACTGATGGAACAATTGTAAATGCTGATGTCAATGCATCTGCGGCTATTGACGATTCCAAACTAACAGGTTTGGCTGCAAGTGCGACTACAGATACAACAAACGCGGCTAATATTGGATCAGGTATTTTACCTGCAGATAGATTAGCAACGATACCCGTATCAAAAGGTGGTACTGGATTAACTTCACTAGGTTCTGGTGGCCAAGCAATTAAAGTTAATGACGCAGGTACCGCATTAGAATTTGGTACTGCAGGTGGACTTACGATTGCAACTGTATCACCAGGTAATGTTACATTGAATACAGGTGGTCACGGACAATCAAGTTCAACAACTAATTCTGTTTCGCCTATACCAACTGGTACTGGGTTGTTTAACTTTGCATGGACATTTGGACAATTAAGAGCAGGTAACCATATTGGTTCATACAACTACTCTTATTCTTCAACTGGTATTTCACTTAACCAATTAAGTAGAACCTCATCAAGTTCAACAGGTCCTTACGGGTTAGGTGGTGGATCTCTACCAACTACTTTTGGTGGACAAACTTCTGCGGCTTCAAATACTACAAATACTTTCTTTGGTTATTACACTACCAACTCTAACTCACCATCAATACAGTTACAGTATGGTACTTCACAAAACGGAAGTGCAAGGTCACCTGCTTTCCAAGTGAACTCACAGACAGTTACTTTTATTAAGTAGTATAAGTATTAGTGTTCAATAGAACACACTTGAAAGGATTATAATGAAATATTTTGACGATATATTTGATGACCTATATTTAAGGCAACTATCACAAAAAGTAATCGAATCAAATTGCAAATCAAATAATATTGCAGGTCGCCATACATGGCCTTATGGTCATAAAGGCAATCATAAATTAATGGGTAGTACATTATTTGAGAGACACAATTTAAGTGTCATACATTACGATCAAGCGAACTACGAACTGGCTAATCAATTGATAGACCCAGTGTATCAAATCGCTATGCGAATGAAACAACTACCTGTATTACGATTAATTTCTACTAACATACAATTTATGGGCATGGAAGGCACAGACCACACAGATAGTGTGCACCCAGATGATTGGTCATATATATTGATGTTGGCAGATGAAGATACGCATGGTGAAGATATTGGCGGTCATTTTATAAATGAAACACAAAATGTAACTGTGCCATTTAAACATGGTAGAGTAGTTTGTTTTCCTTGTACTGACATGCACAGAGGTCAAGCATTTACAAAACCAAATATTGCTAGATTATCTGTAAGATGGTTAATAAGAGATAACTGTTATGTAGGTCCTGGTATACTAGATTTAAATAAATTATTTGGAGTGAAGAATGATGATGTCGAGTTTGACCCAACAAAACAAGGATCACCATCTGATGTGGTAGATGATAAGATGATTAAAGCAAGAGAAAAAAAATTAGAGGAGCAAGATAATGGCTGAAGAAAAAAAAGTTGATACGATAGATGTGGACGCATTGTCCCCAAAGGGTAAGTTACATGCGGAACAATATCAGATATTACAACAATCTAAACTAAAACATCAACTAGAGATAGAAAAGATAGATGTATTGTTGAAATACTACGAACAAACTATACCAAAAGAAATAAAAGTAGATAAAGAAGAACCAAAAGACGATAAATAGTCTTTATGGCTGCAATCGCAAATTTATTAGTAGATCAAGGCGCTTCATTTAGTAGTACCATTACGGTATTCAATGATGATGATAGTCTATTTGATACAACTGGTCATACCGGGGCAGCACAGATAAGAAAGTCTTATAGTTCGTCAAGTGCGAGTGCCACTTTTACTGTTGCCTTTGCAGACGATAGAACATCAGGCGAAATCACTATCTCACTCACACCTACACAAACTGCCGCATTAGAAGAAGGTAGATTTGTATATGATGTTGAGTTAACGAAAACCTCAGATAGTTCAGTTACCCGTGTAATTCAAGGAATTGTTACAGTAAGTCCAAACGCTACCAGATAAACCTATATAAATAGTGTTATACTAGGGGTTGTATGGCATTAAAGGGTAGAGTATCAAATTCAAACAAGAAAACCGCGAAGATTACTTCGACTAATTCTGCTGGTCCACAAAAGGTTTCAGTAGAAGTACCTGCCGCAGGTGGTGCCGTTACCAATGTTACTACGATTGCCTCACTAACAGATACTACAGTTAATACAACCGCAGCGGGTACTTTTTTACAGATACAATCTGCAGGTGGTAACTTTGTTGGTACAGCAGTAATAGATAGTGATACACTTGCAGGTGCTTCATCTATATCAATACATTCTGGTGAAAGTCTTAAGGCATATATTGATACACAAGACGCTTCTGGTACAATTACATTTTCAAACAAGTCAATAGATTTAGATAGTAATACCTTATCAGGTACATTAGCAGAATTTAACACAGCATTACAAGATGATAGTTTTGTCTCACTAACAGGATCAGAGACACTTACAAATAAAACACTAACAAGTCCAGTCATTACAAATATTACTGGTGCAGGTATTACATTAGATAGTTCAGCGGATATTAACTTTGACGCTGACGGTGCGGACATCATACTCAAAGATGGTGGCACAGAATTTGGTAGATTTACAAATAACTCTGGTGAATTACAAATTAAATCAGGTTCAAGTTCAACTACAAATCTTACAATGTCTGGTGCGAATACCACAATTGCTGGTAATCTTACCGTACAAGGTACAACAACATTTACTGGTGGTTCTATATCATTAGGAGACGCCGCAACTGACACGGTTGCATTTACTGGTACAATTACAGGTAGTTTAACTTTTGAAGGTTCTACTGACGACAGTTTTGAAACAACATTAAGTCCTGGTAACCCTAGTTCAGATATAACAATTTCATTACCTACAACTGCTGGTACTTTACCAGTAACGGCAATGGTATCTGGCGATGCTACGATGGCAACATCAGGTGCATTAACACTTGCCACAGTTAATTCTAATACAGGTTCTTTTGGTAGTGCAACAGCGATACCAGTTATTACAACTAACGCTAAAGGTTTAATTACTGCCGTATCAACATCAAGTATTACTACATCTTTAACAGTAGGGGCAGACAGTGGTTCAAATGATAGTGTTGCTCTTGCCAGTGATACACTTACATTTACTGGTGGCACAAACATCAATACTGCTGTTACTGATAATACAATTACTGTAAATTTAGACGCAAGTCCAAGTATAACAAGTTTAGTTTTTGAGGGTGCAACTGACGATAGTTTTGAAACAACTCTTGCTGTAGCAGACCCAGACGCTGACCGTACTATCACATTACCAAATGCTACTGACACATTAGTTGGTAAAGCAACAACTGATACATTAACAAATAAATCAATTGATTTAGGTAACAACACACTCACAGGTTCTCTAGCAGAATTTAATAGTGCTTTACAATCAGAAAGTTTTGTATCATTAACAGGTAGTGAAACATTAACAAACAAACAACTTACATCACCAGTTATCGCTGAGATAGTTGGCACAGGTGGTATTGAGTTAGACGCTGTACAAGACATTACATTAGACGCAGGTGGCGGTGATGTAGTTCTAAAAGATGACGGCACACAATATGGTAGTCTCACAAATACATCTGGTAATTTAATTGTTAAATCAGGTTCAACAACCGCATTAACATTTACTGGTGCAAATGTAACTGCCGCAGGTAATGTTACAGTAGCAGGTGATCTTACAGTACAAGGTACAACAACTACAGTTGATAGTTCATCTATCAATGTTCAAAATGCTTTAGTATTCGAAGGTGCAACTGACGATAGTTTTGAAACAACTTTAACAACCGTAGACCCAACAGCAGATAGAACAATATCATTACCAAATGCTACAGACACATTAGTTGGTAAGGCTACAACTGATACACTCACAAATAAAACTTTAACAACACCTGTAATCGCTGAGATTGATAGTAATAGTAGTATTACATTAGACGCGGCAACTGACATCATATTAGACGCAGGTGAACAAGATATAATTTTAAAAGATGACGGTACAGAGTTTGGTCGATTTAGTAATTCAAGTGGACAACTTGTTATTAAATCAAGTTCAAGTTCTACTGCCGCTCTTAC